ATTAGTTACCTCCTTTTCTTTAGTTTATTAATTGCAGATTTGTAAAGTTTTTCTGGTGGTGTGTTACTAAGTAAAGTTTTTCTTAACTCATTAACACTCATTTCTACTCCATTTAAAAATATTTTTCCCATTAGTTATCTCCTTTGTTAAGTTGAATTACAAAATTATCTTTATCAGATTTAGCTGAACCTTTAGCTATCAACCCTATGACATAACCTCCATCTTTTGGATTACCTTTAGGGTCAAGGTGTCGTAAATCTGTTTCATCTCCAGTAATTACCGGATAACCCTTATACCACTTTGGAATGTAAGGATTAAATACAACAGCCACATTACCTCCTTTCGATAGAATGTCTAAACATTCTGGCTCGTTGTTCTCACTTCTAGAGAATGTTAGGTGGTAGTTCTTAGGTAGCTTACCTTGTAGATACTTTAACATTCTCAAAGGGTTCTTAGTATAGTCGTGAAACTGAACATCTGGATGTTCATCCATAAGACCAGATCTCCAGAACTCCTCTCTATCAGTATAGACATTAGGTCTAAAAGCATAGAACAAATCTTTTCGCTTTGCATATACTTTTCGTCTAGATATTTCGGTAGATAGTCTCTCCATAAACTCAACTTTCTTTTCAGCAAAGTATATAGATTTTCTAATTCTAGATATTTGAACATTAGAGAATCGTCCTCTACCTTGTTTGAATATACAGAGATCATTACATCTAGGTGATTTGTTAGCACACATTTCAATGCCACCATAGGCAACACTTACATCGGATTGCGCACCACACCATCCCTCATCTAACCAACCTCTCTTTAAACCTTTGAGAAGTTTGGGATTACCTTTAGAGATTAACTCTTTAGGTTCTTTGTATGTGAAATTTAACATCGTCATTGTCTCCTTAATCTTTTGTTTTAATACACAGAATGTAAACAAATACTTGAGCTGCATAAACTGTCGTAAGTAAAATAGCTAGAATTAAACAAGCTACAAACTGACCATCTGTTACATTTAGTGGGTTAGTTATAATTATATACCAACATAACAAGTTGATAATCGTTAATAGAATATGATATCTTTTTGTCATTACCACTCCTTGTTGTATAGTTTATGTAAAGGTTGTTCTATCAGTAGAAACCTACCGACATTGGTTGGGTGAGATTGTAAAGAGTATGTAAATCTATCCTCTACTCTCCAACGATCAGTACCTATAAAGACTTCGCCACAGAAATCAGAGAACCAGTAATCATCGTCCTCATCTCTAGGTAATACAACTGCCATTGTATATTTCTTAAACATATCCAGCTGCATAAAGTTTTTAGTGTAAGACTCATCATCGTCACAATCTGTGTAGTACAAATCAAAGTTATCATTTAATAGTTTCATAGTATATCTCCTTTGTAAGTACACTATTCTAGAGCTGATAAGGGAAGGAAATATAGAATACCCTAGAATAGTGTATAAGTTATTAATATTAATCAAGAAATATCCCAAAACTTTCGGAAAATTTCCTGATGATTCCAGACTAGTCGAAAACTCGACCGATTGCAAGACCTTTTTTTGCCCATAATTAATTATATGTTATTGATATATAATGGTTTTCCTGGTTAATGTGTTATATATATACCTGGTGTCTTATAAGTATATCGTAATGCGTTAATGCGTTAATGCGTTATAGTGATGCGTCTCTTCTGCGTATGATACTAAAACATTCATTTATCTTAAATTTTATAATTAGCTATGGATTCCTAATGAGAACGATTATTAACAACCTCGGAAAGCCCCAGTCAGTAAGGATTTCAAAGATTGTCTTGACTATTAGTTAGAATTAGTCCAAGATATAATTGTGGATTAGTCTCCACAAGCTAGTTTAGAATGGTTCTAAATTAGAATATTAATCTTAATAAAGGATATATTATGACTAAAAAAGAGACTATTAAAAAAGAAGTCGTTAATGGTAATACCATTATGACTGTTGGAAAAATCAAGGTTTTTCTAAACACTATCAACCAAAATAGCTTGTTAAAAGCTATGGAATTTAATCACCAACATTTTGATTTTGTGTCTTTCTATACTACTGGGACAAACAACAAAAACGATATCATTTATGTTAGTGCTTTAAATAAAGGGATGAATGCCCACAATTGGCAGAAATTCTTTAAAGTATTTGGAGTGTCTAATGATCACCCAATGGTTAAAGCTATTATGGTCTTAGCTAATGCTTTGACTAATGGTGAGGCTATTAAAAAGCTTGAGGATGTACCCAACAATCAAGTAGCTAGTAGCCCGACTGGTAACTTGGACACATCAGAAATTGTCAACCAAGTTATTAGACAACTCAAGCAAGGTTTAGCTAAATAAATAATTAGCTTGACAAATTAAAAAGACTTCCTCTCAGAGATGGGGGGAGGTCTTTTTGCTATGGGGCCCGAAAAAAATACACCTTGCAACATCTTATATATATTGTGTCTACCATAGACAAAATGAGCAGATTTTAAAATTTGGTTTTATAATAATTATTTTCTATTTCGTGCAACAAGTCAAGGTAAGTTAATTCATTCTTATCTTCTTCAAACTCAATTGTTAACATCATACGGGTGCCCTCATAATTTATTACCATATGTTCTTTTTGATTATTAAATAAAAAGCGAGAACCAGGATGATATTGTAATTCAGTTACTGTGTGTCGTAGATCTAAGTGGTTTCTAAAAAAAGTATATGATGTGTTCGGTGTTTCTATCATTGAATTAATACACACACCTCTATTCAAATCAGTGTGCCAATTGTATATAGTTTTACTTTCCATTTTTAAAACACCAGCTTTATACTTATGTCGATCGTACAACCACGAATAAAAATTATCTTTCAGTAACACATCTATAGGTATAGGTGTAGCTATGAAATCAAAATAAGGCATCCATTTTGTTTCGGGATTAAACACTATGTTGTGTAGTTCTGGACTATTAAATTTTTTAACTTTTAGTTCTTCAAAATAGGGACTCATTATTTTTCCTATAAATATAAATATGGCCCCTTTGTTTAAAATCTAGGGTACCCATACTACTTTGTAAAAACTCCGATCATAAACTTCCCTTGCTCTAGGCCGGGTCTAACCGTGTAGTGTTTACCACTAGTCTGGCAAAAGAATTCTACATTTGTGAATCCAGCTTGTTTACCCATAGCCTCGCACTCGACTGGGGTGTAGTGCTTATAGTGAAACTCATTTATCGGTGGGAGTTTGTGTGGACGTACACATTCATTCGGCGATGATGCGATGAATATGTTTGACTTCTCCGCAGCTAGGTCGAATACATCTTGTGCTAGTTCTGGTGGTACGTGTTCTATGAACTCAAAAGATACGACAGCATCGTAGGCGGGTCTTAACGTTTTTGGTTCCATCTTAGTAATGTCGGTGACAATGTAGTTAACCTTACCGACATCACGACTAAACGATTCGTCAAATACTTCGTGCGCTTCCGGTGATTTATCAATACAGTCAATTGTAGAACACAATAGGTTATGCATAATTACAGAACCATACCCAATACCACAACCCACATCTAGAATAGTTTCTGGTTTATGTTCTTTTAATGTCTTAACAGCAAAGTTATATCGCTCTAAATGATCTGCCCTAATATTGTTAGGGTCCATAATACGTTCAACCATTACACCTCCACTTTCATAATGCATCCTTGTTTCCAAGATCGAGCCATTGGTATGACCTCACGTTTAAATTTTATACACCATTCACTCAAGGCTTTCCATTCGCCCTCCTCCCACTTTGGATATGGGGATATGGGGGAGGGCAGAAGATCATCAAACCTTATCAATGTGCCACTAACTATCTGATCGTTTAACAATTCAAGAACAGTTCGTGTTGATTCATATAAATCACAATCAATATTCATAAATGATATATGTTCTTTGTGGTCTTTCTTCCAAATCGGTATGGTTTCTTCGAACCAACCTTCGTGTAAGACTACGTTTGGTACCACTTTAGGTAATTCTGATACAGCAAAATGTCCTTTTTCTATTACTTTATGTCCCATAAACCATTGCTCTGGTAAACCTTCGAAGCTATCAAAGCCGTGAAACGTAATCTTTTTATTTAAACTGGCTAAATAATTTATAGATTTACCTTCGTACACACCAAACTCTGTGTAATGTCCTTTAGGATGAGAGATATTCTGCATACAGAATTGGTATTCCATAACTCGATGGTCTAAAAGAACCATTGGTTGGTATAAAAACTCTTCTGGTTTCATAAAATGCATTGTAAACAAACACTTGCATATTGTCAAATCCTTGTTTATATTGGTAGAACCAGTCGCATCCACCTAGTTCTGTCTAAAATTAACTAGGATGTAAGCTTCACTTGTCTCCTACAGCTTGGGATCCTGGTATATGAAGAGAAGGGAGAGACAGTTGTGGGTTATTGTCCTCCCTTCAGAGATTTAAAACTATGACAGAAAAAAAAGTACACATTCTTTACGGTAAAATGACAGAAGAAGAGCTTATTGACTTGTATAAAGTTAAAAGAGAAGCGAGAATATATGGAGGAGGCGAAGAATTAAAAGAAATACAAGCCGAATTAGAGCGCAGAAGACTAAGACGGCTACAGAAAACTAACCCAAAGGAGTATGAAAAGAGAATGTTAGAGAAACCAACAGACAATAACGTAAAAGTTCCTACATTTCGTGGACTAACAGCTATGCAAGAAAAGTTTTGTATGGAATTTGCAGGTCACGGCGACGAAGTTAAAGCATATTTAGCTGCTGGGTACCAACCAGACAAGAATGATGCACGAACTAGGGCTAAAGCTAGGGTAATTATGAAGAATGAAAAGGTTATGGAGCGAATCAAAGAGTATCAAGACGAAGCCGTAACTAAAATTACGTGGACAAAAGAAAAAGTTCTTGAAAGACTAGCAAAAGTTTACAATGAAGCTATGCAAGACAGTGATTTTACAAATGCAAACAAATCTATGGAACATATTGCTAAACATTTAGGCATGTTTGTAGATAAAGTAGAGCAGACTGTAAAGACAACTGGCTTTGAGAGTGGTGATAAGAAGAAAGACGTGGAAAGACTGGTAAAAATTGCAGGTCTCAAAGTAGTATCGTCAAACAATGACCCTAAAAAATAATGAATCTATAAGCGACGAAGATATTGCCAAGCTTAGACATCTGGCATTCCAAAATGTTCGTGATAACTTCTCTGGTTTTATAGAAGCCTTTGCACCTAAGTTAGTTGCCGACTTTAAAATGGGTAAACACATAGATGTCATTAGTAAAAAGCTACAACAAGTAGAACAAGGAGACATTAAAAGGTT